TTTTTGGTAATTTTTAAAGCCATCGAAAAATTATAGTCCCCCGCAGAACCACCCGCGTCCTGGTCACCAATCGACGTATTGTGGCAATTAGCAATAGGTGCAGATAACCACATATCACTAACCGTCCCCGCTCCACTTGATTTTGTTACGCAAACAAATAAGATCCCTTTTTCAAAAGGGATATTCACAGTTATGGCATTATTGCTCGACCCTTGCCATACCACTTGTTCTTTTATCTGTAGTTGTTTATAGAGTTCACTCAGGGCATATTCACTCACGACTTTATCTTTTGCTTCACCGGTCGTTGCATGAGATATTTTGTTAGATTGGATAGCATTATTAAGACTAGCACCTCTGCTAGTTTTAACATCAGCGGCTGATAAAAAATCGCCGTTATGCTCAAAGCCCCAATATTTATGAGATCCATTATCTTCAATAAGATGGATAACGCCTCGGCCAAACCCATCGCCTTCGCCTTGCTTGGTCGTGTAACCAAGTGAAAATCCAGCGCCATAACGTCCTTTTGACCGCACCAACCCTTTAACAAATGGATGATACGTATCACGATCTTGAGATCCCTCGGCATTAACTAAAAACGGTGCGCCGCTGGTATATTGATTATCATAGTTACCATACCCATAATGTTTAGATGAGATGCCGACGGAATACAAAATGCCAGTCATAGAATCACCAGCTTTATTTACCGCCCAGCTTCGATAGGCAACAACTTCACCGTCATTTCCCAGTGTTGGGAATGATAGATAGACACGATTGCCTATATTAGGGATAAACATCATATTAAAACGACGATTAGCCTCTTCGTGCGAATTTGGGTGAACCTCTAACTGCCAAAAGCCTTGTGATGTCTCAAATTGATAAGCGCTCCATCCTCCAGATGTATTTTTAGCCCTCAATGTACCGTTTATAGTTGTGTCACCTGTTTTCGGTACTCGACCCTCAGCGTTTTGGTTTGCATTATCTGCGGCAGTTTTTGCTTCCACTCCTTTGTCATAAGCCGTTTTAACCGCAGCACTGGTTGCGACGGTGTCTGCACTATTACTATTTACTGCAGAGGATTTTTTGCTGTTTGGGATAACATTGCCAAGCGCACGTGTGTTGGAGTCAATAAGCTGTTTTAGCTGATAGGCGGTTTTAGGTGTTAAGGCCAAATCCTCACTTTGGCTATCGTAGCCAGTGTAGAGTTGGGTTACCCCATATTGAGTTAATGTTGCGCGAGCAATCTCACTCAACGCAAACCCCCAGCGTACCCAATATTGGGAATTTGATTCATTCGGGCGGTTGTTTTTACTGTCTTTTAATGCACGGTAGCTTACGCCATCAAACTGGACACAAGAGCCTTTTGTATAGTCTTGTGTAGCAGACCATTCGGGCAACCCTCGCTGCATCAAATAAGTGTGTTTTTCGTCAAGTCGTTTAAACAAGAAGTTAAACCACTCCATCGGTGGAATTCCTCCTGTTTGTTCAAAGGAAATTCCCCAACCACGCAATAAGTCTGGGAAATTATCGACCTCACCCTGTTTTGCAGATGATGCAAAAATGCTTTCATCAGGCTTATTTACTAATGCCATATGTGACCTCTTATATTAAGTTGAAAAGATATTGCACACCTGCTTGGCGTGGCAGAATATCTAGGTGATTGATTGCGAATTTTTTAAAATCAGATGTGCTAGCACTTGGCACAGCGATAGAGACGGTCATATCGTAGTTATCGACAATGTGGCTGCCTTCGCCAAAAATAAATAGGCACGCCTCAATCAAGTTTGGTAGCGTGCCTATTTGGTAGTTTTTAAGAATTCTGCATTTAATCAGGAACCGATAATCATCATCAGATAATCTGACAGAATCAGACAGTGGGTCTCGTTTTCGATACCATTGCGCACCGCCTAGTCTTTTTTTGCTAAATCCCAGTGCGTGAGGCGAATTGCGGAAACCAAAAAACTTACGCAATTGATAGCCATTAATAACCCGAAACTGCCCGACGTGTTTACCGACCAAATCAAGCTGATGCCCTGTTGCTGTTTCAATGTTCAACACATCTTGCAATCGATATAAATCGATAAAGCCTTGCCCGATAATGTTTTCAAACAGCTTAATCGTTGAGACGGCCTTTGGCTTGTTTCGGTATTGCCAAATCAACAAATCAGAATAGCCCATTATTCCACCTCAATGGTTATATCCGTTGCTAAAATTCGGATTAATTCACGTGGTTGCGCGGTAATGTTTTCCGTGGTGAGAGACTGCCCTTTACGCCCGATTTTTAGTTCTTTCACCCAGAAACCGCCTACTTTATTAATTGGCGAATAAAGTCGGGAAAGCGAAAGATTTTGCCCGATGCCAAAACGTTGAATGGATAATAATCGTTTGATTTCATCCTTATCTACTTCAGTAAAATCCTCATATCGAACACAACGCATAGACACTTGCACATCAACAGGTGTTGCACGGTCGAACCGCAATGCTCTACGTTCGCCATTTACCGTTAAAGTTGTTTCTGTAGCACCTTGCAGCCCCACCCCTGCCCCTTTGTTTTCGTAAATAACGTGGGCAATTTGCTCATCTGCCCCGCCATCTACAATAATATTCAAGGAGTTAGGCTCGACCCCATATTTATCACGTTGTTTAGTGTTATTTTCTAGCACTTTAACTTGTCTAACATCAGGTAATGCGGCAATTTTGGATTGGATAGCATCGGCAGAATTTTGCGCATTTTTGGTTCGGCTGATGAAAAAGCGTTCTCGTAATTGCAAGTCGGTTTCTTCTTCCTCGCCAATTTCGGCATTTTCGAATGTGGTTGCCGAGGTTAGCCCAAGCGTAACGGTCTCAATGGTTAAATTCGTGTTTTTTATGAGGTTAAACGCACCTAATTCTTCGCCGCGGAAGTCCGCACGGGCAGAACCATTGCTATCTAGTTGTACATCTGCCGTTAATACCCACCGCACTTTATGTGGGTCAGACACTACAATCCCCGCATAAAGGTGAGTTAATGGCTCTCCTGTCAAAATCACTGAGCGCAAATAGCTATAGCTTGCCGCTCGTCTTATCAACCCTGCATAAGCAACTCGCTGGTCGAGCCAAGCACCTGTTGCAACATTAGGATCTAACTGTCGATATACGTTCTCGGCAAGCTCCTCAATATCCATCTTCATTTGAGCAAGTAAGCCGACCATTTGCCCATCTGGCGAGTTGGGCGATAGGTCGATATTCTGCCCATAGATTTGTCTAAATCCATCTTCAAATCGTGCCACGATTTCGTTTAATCGCTCAATTTGAATCCCTGTTTCAATCAGTTTTGCCATATTTTCTCCAATAAAAAACCCGATCGGAAATGATCGGGTGGTGATTTTAAGCACGCCAAAAGCCGCTTACAGTTTCCCGTAAGCGGTAAGTGCGGTCGGATTTTCCGTTGTTTTTAGAAGTCGATTTTGACAGCTTTCTGGTCAAACTGGCGCAAGTGTTCTAATGCTCGCCAATTTGTCATTGGGTCAATCTCAAACTCTTGTGTAATGCGGTTTAAGATTTTGTTTGTTGAGCGTAATACACTTAAATATTCGTAAGCCTGTCCGTAGATTTGCCCGCTCATATTTGAGCCTAACACGTTAAAAGCTCTTTCAATGTGTTGGAAAGTGCCGACACCACGTTTGAAAGCGAACCATAACCAAATAAGCTGTTGGAGTTCGTACTCGGTAAATTCAAAGGTGAATTTCTTTTCACGGCTAGGCAATTCAGCCTCAGTGATTAATTCCCCTTCTAAAATTATTTTGTGAACATACTCTACTGCTTGCGGTAATTGCTCAAGGGTTAAATCCTCTATGCTTTCCACATTAAAGCGTTGATGGACTAAATGATAAGCCTCAGAATAAATTAATCCCTTTTTGCTCACGAGCATATTCACGGCATTGCGTAATCCTGTGCGATCATCTACTGTGGTTTTACGTTCAGCTTTACCGTTAAACCAATAATCATGTAACGCTTGATAACACTCTTTTTTGTATTTGATTAATGTGTCACGGATTTCTGGTTTACAACGATTAATATCAATACCAAATAACCAACCGTTTAAATATTCGATTGGTAAGCAAATCATATTTTGGTTGCCGCCATTAGTAGGTATGATCATAACGATCATACCTTGAGAAAGAACTTCATCACGTTTGATACGTAATACTTGAGGTTCCCATGCAAGACCAATATTTTCACAAATAGGCTTCATTGCAACATAGTGATTGCCATTTTGTTCAACGGTAATTAATGACTGATTGTTGAATGAAATTGTTTGGGTTGAGATTTGATTAGCCATTTCTGACTCCTTTGTTTTATTTTACGAAGATTTGACCTAATAGGGTCGCCAAGAGGTTCGTAAACCGAAACAAAGAACGGCCGGGATTATTCCCCTTTCGGGTATTTTATTCTCCGCCCTCTCGGCATAGATAAGATGTGGTTATGCGTAATGAATGTTTAATGGCAATAAACAAACAAGGTTACTAAATTTCACGCATAAAAAAACCGCTATGCTATCGGGTGCGGACTTCCGCTTTGTTTTAAGGTTACGAGCCTTGATACACAATATAAAGTAAAAACCCCGTCTTGTAAACGGGGTTTTGAATTTATTCTTCTTCTGATAAACCTTCATCATCAGATCCAATAATATCAGTATATTTGTGCTCTTTCTCCATTGCCAAGGATTGATAATATTCCGACGCTTCGGCCAGCATTGTAAACTCAATTTTAGCATTGCGTTTTTTGACCTCGTCGGCAATTATCTCTAATGGTACCTTAAAGAACTCTTTACGTGGATTGACACGGTTTACTTGATGATCCGCAAACACCTTGTGCAATTCATTTTCTAATGCCGGCGCATCTTCACTATAGATCAATGCGTGAACATCAAAAGAGAATGGCACGCTAGCATCGCCCAATTCTCTTATACGGTCTAATGGCTCTAATCGGCGTGTCATACCAATTTTAAACACATTCTCACCAAATGAACCAATATTACTGATTACATAAACGTGACCTGATTTTGTTAGTTGAGCTTGAGAAATAGCCCTCTGGCTATTTTCCAAGGCTTCTTGATATTTCAGCTCCAACTCGGCGATTCTTGCCTGAAGCTCAGTGTTAGCCTGATCTTTCTCAAGCAGTTTCCGAGCATTTTCCAACTCTTTCTCGGCATCTCGTTGAGCTCTTTCCGCCTCAGCTTTAGCTTTCTCTAATTCTCTTTGTGCTCTAGCCTCTTCTCTCATTTCCTCTTTAATTCTGGCTTGTTCTGCCTTTTCTTCCTCTTTCTTCAAGGCATATTCATAGGTAGCCATTAATTCTTTTAGCTTAAGAGATAAATAAGCTGGATTAATAGATATTAAATTGTGTTGATTTAGCTTATTAATATGCTCATAAGAATGTTGGATTCCATTTCGTATTTTTTCAAAATTACTACTGCTAACTTTACTAATCAGCGCATCACATTCATTATTGAAAGCTCTTAAAGCTAAATCAATATTATTTTTTGTCATTTTAGCACCTTGCTTTTTAGCATCTTTACCTGTCCCAACAGTCCATGTTGTAGAGCAAGTACAAGCCAAATTACTTTTAAATAGTGCTTTTTGCTTTTCTCTTAATTCAAGAATTTTTGCTTTATATTCTTCAGAGGTATCAAAGCTAAATATAGGCTGATATAATCCAACCCTTAATAAAGCCCCTTCTGGTTCATAACTCTTAAGCTCATCCTTAATTAAAGATAACTCTTTTGACTTTTCATTAATCTCATCTTGTAGGTGTTTAATTTTTGATGATAGGTCGTTATATTCCGATTGTATCTTTTGATCCTTGCCTTTTCTTATTTTCTTTATAATCAGATAAACAAGATAAAAAGGGCTAAGTAACATTAAAATTACAATAATTGTGGCAAAAATATTGCTTGGTTCCATAGTATGCATCCTTCATTAAAAATAGGAATATCTATTCTACGAAACCAAAATTGCTTATGTAGGTTTTTAATCAGAAATTTTCTATTTTTGCGATCTCCATCACAAAACTTTACTTAATTTAACCGCACTTTAAGCGTCATAACGTGCGGTTTGTTGTTGTCCGTAAATATCTTGGTAATCAATTGATATGGTCAGCTTGCGTGTGTCTGCATCAAAATTAGCTTGGTAATCGGTAATTTTCGACACACCTTCAGTTTCCAACACATAGCGTTTTATTTTGATTTCCCAATCTGCCATATTTACCCCTCGCCCCATTTGTTCAAGCCAAGGCAAACCGTGTTCTAGGTCTAAAAACCAATCATTAGTAAATGACCAAAGGCGAGTTTGTACATTTTGAGCAATGGCATCTGATTCTGTTGCGTAGTTCGAAAAGCCTTGTCCAAATGTCCAATCGTGCTCTTTATTAAGTCGTCTTACTCTCATTCTGGCACTCCTGTTTTACCGCCACTATCGCCTGTATGTTTATGGTTTTTACCTGAAATACCGCCAGCTTTCACATCCGTATCGCTCGAGATAACGCCTGTGGAGCTATGCGAGCCTGTTTGCGAGGTATCGCCATGATGTTCGATATTTCCTTTAATCAAAATCGAGCCGTTTTTGATTCTGATGTATGTGTCGCCATCAAGGGTTTGCATAGATAGCCCTTCGGTAAAAAATCCATTGATAGCTTTCGGCACAGAGCATATGCCAGGAATAAACATCGCATCGGATAAATCATGTAGCCTAAAATCTAAAGGAGTTGATGCGCTGCCGTTTTGCCACCATCCGTCAATGCAACGCTCGGAAAATATCGCTATCCCCTCATCGCCTGCTTTAAGCGGGAATGTCACTGCAAAGCCCCCGCCTCGAGGAAAACTCACGGGCACATCAAGAAGTGGCGGTATATCTGCCCCACTCCCATCAGCTAACTGCATTTTTATTTGTATCGCAAGTGATACAGTTTGTTTTGCTGGGTCAAAACTCACAACTTTTGCAGGAAGTGCGGTATGTAAATTCAGTTGGTTTTGTTGGATTTGATGGTCAGTTGCGGTTTCTGGCGTTGCTAAGGTTTGTGCGTAGTTCATTAAATATAACCTTTGATTTATATTTTAAATATGTTATGATTTGCATAACTTAAAAGTTATGAGAGTTTTATGTTCGAGTTATTATTTCACCCTGAAGCATTCGCAGAAATTGAAGCCTTATCTCCAATAATGCGAGCTAAAGCGTTAAATGCTCTGGATAAGTTAGAAACATTAGGCAGTGAGCTTCGTTTCCCGCATACGCGCGCAATGGGTAATGGTTTATTTGAACTGCGCGCCGGCAATAAAGATATTTCGCGCACCTTTTTTGCTTTTGCCATGGGGAAGAAAATTTACATCCTGCGCACTTTTGTTAAGAAAACACAGAAAACCCCACCGTCAGAAATTGAATTAGCTTTAAAACGTTTAGGAGAAATGACCGATGAAAGTTAAATCGATAAGTTACAAACAAGTAAAAGAGACCTTACTTCAAGACGAAGAAACTAAAGCACTTTATTTGCAAGAAAAACGTATTGAGGAACTGCAATCACTACTCCAAGAAATGCGTATTCGTGCAGGTCTCACTATTTCTCAAGTTGCCGAAAAAATGGGTGTAACTCAACCGGCAATCAGCAAATTAGAAAAGAATGCCAGCCGGGCTTCATTTCTAACACTACAACGCTATGCGCATGCTTGCGGTGCCGAATTGCGTGTAGGTGTCATTTAATATAAATGACTGCACTTAACAAAAGTGCGGTCATTT